ACCGGCACTTCTGCTTCTCCTCTTGCAGTAACTACAGCAGAAAACGTTAATGCTGCATTTGCTACAACTTCAGCTTCCACTGGCGATACACGGCTTAGCTACAACAGACTGACCTTTACCTCTACAGGTTCAGGTGAAACATTTCGTGCTTTAACCCGAGTAACAGGCACTGGCGGCGCTACAGGCGGCACAATCAACGGTGCTCATATCTCCACTTCAATCAACACAGGCGGCACAATCTCTGGTGCGGCTAACGCTATTCGTGCAACCTTGGGAGGCTCCGTAGCTTCTCCCGGCGGTACTTTGGCTGTTCTGCAGTTGGACACAGATTACTCTGTTAACGCTTCTTTGCCCGGTACAGCTTCGTTTATTCGTGTAACGGACAGCGGCGCAAACACAGGGGAGGTTCCTTTGTTGATGAACATTGAAACAGCCCCTGCCGCTACGATTGCGCCCACTGCAAGCAGCGTAACTACTGTGTCTAAAGCAATCAAAGTGATGATTGGCGGCACTGTGTATTACGTTCCTGCTTACGCTACATTCGCATAATGCAGATCACCAAGGAATTCTTGGAGACTGAGATTCGTGACCTTGAGACTGAAGCACAAAAAGCCCAAACCTTTTTAATTCAAGCTCAGGCCACGATCCAAGCGTACAAGATGCTCATAAACAGGCCAGAAGCCCCAGAACCGGAAACGGAGCAATTATCATGATGCAGACAGACGTTAAATCCGCGCACACAGAGGCTACAGGCACAATGGTATCTGGGCGCAACCGCCTCAAGGCATACCATTGCATTTCTGGCGGAACAGCGGGGGATGTTATTTTTCGAGACGGAGGTGCTTCCGGCACGATTCGCCTGCAATTTAATATTGGCACTGGCACACAACCAATCACGCTACCTGTTCCCGGCGAAGGCATTTTGTTCGACACGAGCATTCATGTAACGCTACCTGCAACCGCAAAAATCACGGTGTTCTATGGCTAAGAAAAAAGGCCCCTCCCTCGCTGTTGGTCGTGGTGAGAAGCTCCCTGTTAAGCAGGGGGCGGGACTGACTGCCAAAGGCCGCGCCAAGTACAACGCAGCAACAGGAAGCAACCTGAAGGCTCCGCAACCACAAGGCGGCGCACGTAAGAAGTCATTCTGCGCTCGTATGTCTGGTATGCCCGGCCCGATGAAAGATGAAAAAGGCAAGCCCACCCGCAAGGCGGCTTCTCTAGCAAGATGGAAGTGTTAAGGAAACATCATGGCTAAATCAGATACTCCGCAGTTCAAAGTACCAATTCAGCAGCTACCTTATATGGGTGAAAAACCTGAAGCACGTACACCCCCTCCTGCGCAGCGCAGTAAGCCCAATTCGGGAGTAAAAATTCCTTCAAAGAATTATGCCAAGGGTGGTTCGGCTTCTGCCCGTGCAGATGGCTGTGCTGTCAAAGGCAAAACAAAAGGTAGGTTTGTATGAACAACGACATAAAAACAATGACCGATGGCGCTGCTGTGGTTGTTGGACTCGGTGGTTTCATGGGCTGGATGACTCCCGTCGTAGCCCTTGTTGGTGGAATATTGACCATTGTGTGGATGATTATCCGCATCTGGGAAACTGAAACTGTTAAAAACGTGGTGGCTAAGTATGCCAAGCACAAGTAAGAAACAACATAAATTCATGGCGGCGGTGGCCAACAACCCATCGTTTGCCAAGAAGGTGGGAGTCCCACAGTCCGTGGGCAAGGATTTTTCAAACGCCGATAAAGGCAAAACTTTTAAAAGAGGTGGTGATATGGCTAAAGCAAACCCTTTCATGGAAATGATTGCCAAGAAAAAAGAGATGGCAAAAGGTAAAAAATCAGAGATGCCTTCTAAGATGGGCAAACCTGTGATGAAAAAAGGCATGGACACTGCCAAAGATGGTATGAAGAAAATGGCCAAAGGCGGTATGGCTTACGCTAAAGGCGGTGGTATCGAGTCCCAAGGCAAAACCCGAGGCAAAATGATCGCCATGAAGTCCGGCGGAAAGATGTGCTGAGATGATGTCCAGCCGTGGTATGGGGGACATCAACCCCTCCAAAATGCCCGGCGGGAAGAAAAAAGCCCGTCGGGACGATACCGATTTCACCCAGTACAAAGAGGGTGGGAAAGTGAACGCGGCTGGAAATTACACCAAACCCAGTTTGCGCAAACGAATTGTGTCGCAGGTCAAGGCGGCGGCAACTCACGGCACTGGCGCAGGTCAGTGGTCAGCAAGAAAAGCCCAGTTGGTGGCCAAGAAGTACAAGGCTGCTGGCGGGGGGTACAAAGATTGAAAGCGCCGCAACAGTCCTTGAAAAACTGGGGTGACCAAAAGTGGAGAACCAAAAGTGGCAAAAAATCTTCTGACACAGGTGAAAGATACCTTCCTGAAGCTGCAATCAAAAGTCTCAGCCCTTCTGAGTACGCTGCGACAACACGTGCAAAACGTGCTGGCAAAGCTAAAGGGAAGCAGTTCGTAAAGCAACCGCCCAAGGTGGCAAAGAAAACGGCGGGATTTAGATAATGGCAACAACTTCTGGACAGTCAGGCTTTAATTTAGACCTCACCGAACTGGTAGAGGAAGCTTTTGAGCGTGCTGGTTCAGAGTTGCGCACTGGGTATGACCTTAAAACGGCCCGTAGATCGCTTAACTTATTGTTTGCTGACTGGGCAAACCGTGGCATCAACATGTGGACGTTCGAGCAGGGCACCATTATTTTTGAACAAGGGTTGAACACCTACGCAATTCCCACAGACACGGTAGATTTGCTGGATCATGTGATCCGAACCGACGCAAATGTATCCTCCACCCAGTCTGATTTGACAATTACACGCATCAGCGTGTCCACCTACGCTACGATCCCCAACAAAATCACCCAAGCCAGACCCATTCAGGTCTGGTATCAGCGTCTGGACGGCCAGATAAGCCCGACTTCTGCGGTGCTGGCTACAAGCATCAACGCTACCGCTGACACGATTGTTTTGTCCAACGTAGTTGGCTTGCCTGCTATCGGGTACATCAACCTTGACAGCGAAACCATCTTCTACAACTACATTGACGGCAACACCCTGAGTAATTGCTTCCGTGGACAGAACGGCACAACCGCAGCCGCGCACACTGCCAGCGCAACAGCCAAGATTTACGTCAACAACACCCCCAGAGTGACTGTTTGGCCAACACCAGACGGCTCCCAGACTTATCAGTTCGTGTACTGGCGCATGCGTCGCGTGCAGGATGCTGGCGGTGGTGTGAATGTCATGGACGTGCCGTTCCGTTTTGTGCCCTGTATGGTGGCTGGATTGGCCTACTACGTCGCTTTAAAGGTGCCGGGTGGTATGGACAGGCTGCAAGTGTTGAAAGCGCAGTATGACGAGGCATGGATGACAGCGGCTGACGAAGATCAAGAACGCGCCGCGTTGCGCCTCGTGCCTAGACAGATGTTCATTGGGGGCAGCTGATGGGTAATCGGTTTTCCAGTGGCAAAAACTCAATTGCCATATGCGACCGATGTGGCTTTGGGTACAAACTGACGCTACTCAAAAAGCTCGTTGTCAAAACCAAGACATACGACTTGAAAGTGTGCCCTCAGTGCTGGGATCCAGATCAGCCGCAGCTTCAGTTGGGTATGTACCCAGTAGACGACCCGCAAGGCGTGCGCGATCCACGGCCAGACTTGAGCTACCGGTTGTCTGGTCGCACAGGTTTGCAAATTGTCTTGACCAACAGTCCCGACATAGATGCACAGGGTATTGTGGGCGGCGGTAGTCGAGTTTTCCAATGGGGATGGAACCCAGTTGGCGGTTCTTCGGGTTTTGATGCGGTGCTAACGCCAAATTACTTGGTTTTAGCGGTAGAACTTGGTACAGTAACGGTAACAACGACATAAGGAGTCGATCATGGACAAGAAAGATTTAAAGCAAGACAAAAAGATGATTGCTGGTGCAGTGCACAAGCACGAGAAAAGACTGCACCCCGGCAAGCCTATGACCAAATTGGCCAAAGGTGGCAAGACCAATGAGATGATGAAGAACTTGGGTCGTGGTATGGCTAAAGTTGCAAATCAACGGGGCAAATAATGGCTAAATTCAGCATGAAACGAGATGGTAAAGAGGTTGGCCCTGCCAGCGTCTATGCACAACCACACACTATGTCTGGTAAAGTTGTCAACGTCGAGGGTAACCCCGGCAAATTGCCAAACCGAAGCAAAGCCGACACGGTCAACATGAGCGTTGGCAACATCAGCAAAGCGGCTGGCGATGAGCAAGTTAAAACCAGCGGCATTAAAGTTCGTGGCACAGGCGCGGCTACTAAAGGCTTGATGGCAAGAGGCCCAATGGCATGAACTACAGCCAGCTTGTAACTGCGATTCAGTCTTACACGGAGAACCAGTTTCCCCCTGTATACCTTGCTGATGGATCGACTGAGAGTTCAACTACTCAGATCAATCGGTTCATTCAGCAAGCTGAGCAGCGCATTTACAACTCGGTTCAGTTTCCGTCCCTGCGTAAAAATCAATACACCGCAATCACTGCAAACAACAAGTACATATCTTTGCCAAACGATTTTCTTTCTACTTATTCGTTGGCTTTGGTGACAGGCGTTGTTGGTGGAAACTTGGATACAGGCACGTTTGAGTACTTGCTCAACAAGGATGTGAACTTCATCCGTCAGGCGTATCCAAGCCCCAACGACACGGGCGAGCCAAAATATTACGCGCTGTTTGGCCCAACAATTATCAGTTCATCAATTACAAACGAGCTGTCTCTTATTCTTGGCCCAACACCAGATGCCGCGTATTACGTTGAGTTGCATTACTACTATTACCCAGAGTCAATTACCACAGCGGTAACTACATGGCTTGGTGACAACTTTGATTCCGTGCTTTTGTATGGCTCCTTGGTAGAGGCTTACACCTTTATGAAAGGTGAAGTTGACATCATCACTGGGTACGATGCCAAGTACAAAGAGGCACTTGCGTTGGCCAAACGTCTGGGTGATGGTCTGGAGCGCAGCGATGCGTACCGTAGCGGCCAGTACAGGGAAGCACCGTTACCTCAGAATAATGGGGTGCGTTGATGGCTTTCACAGGAAATTTTTCTTGCAATACGTTGCGGACTGGGCTGGCAAACGGGGCAATCAACTTGACCTCGGATACATTCCGATTGGCTCTGTATACCAACGATGCAACATTGGACGAAACCACCACGGCGTATACAGTCACAGGTGAAGCATCAGGCGGAAACTACGTGGCTGGCGGAGAGATTGTCACCCCCACTGTGTCATCTCAAACCACAGCTTCAGGCAGTGTGACTTACGTCACCTTTACTTCTCCGTCATGGACAGGTGCAATCACGGCCCGTGGCGCGTTGATCTACAAAGCAGGCGACAATGGCGCAGTCTGTGTACTTGATTTTGGCAACAACAAAACATCAACCACTTCATTCACCGTGACGATGCCCGCAAACACAAGCACGTCAGCACTTATAAGGATCGTGTAATGGCACTTGTAACCACAACCAAAGGCGAAATGGACGATTCTCTGCTTGTAAAGCAAGAGGGTACAGTCGATAATGACAACGAACTCACCACATGGGTTGAGTACTGGTTGGACGGAGAACTTGTTCACCGTTCCGCGCATGTAACTTTGAAAAAGTCACCCGCGTTTGTTGGTGGCGAGGCAGCTTCTTTTTAAGGAAATATTATGGCAAATACCCAATCAATGACAACTTCGTTCATGGGCGAGTTACTGACAGCAACCCATAACTTTGGCGTTTCGCCCATTCGTGCGGCTTCTACCGCCGACACCTTCAAAGCTGCGTTGTACTTGGCTTCCGCCACCATTAACGCATCAACCACAGTTTACACAGTGTCTGGTGAAGTGTCCGGTGCTGGATACTCTGCTGGGGGCATAGTTGTAACAAACGCCACGCCACCAACTGCAACCAACGCATCAGCAACTGCTGGGGTAGCCTTTTTTACGCCTTCTGCCAGTTTGATTTACACCTCAGTGACTTTGACCACAGCGTTTGATGCAGTGTTGATCTACAACTCTTCACAGAGTAACAAGGCGGTGAGTGTTCACACGTTTGGTTCACAGACCATCACGGCGGGTACTTTCACTTTGACAATGCCTGCAAACACAACCACAACAGCATTGTTGCGTCTGGCTACAACTTAAGCGGAGGCGGCGCAGGCCGTAGACCATGTTTGGTATATCCGCATACGCCCAGTCACCTTATGCCGCTCTTGGCGAAAATGTAGTCGTCGTTGCCCTGACGGGCGTAGCCGCGACCGGGAATGTTGGAACAGTTGTAGCGGGTAAAGAATTCGCCCTGACAGGCGTTGAGGCCACAGGCAGTGTTGGAACAGTCGTTGTTTCAGGTTCTGTGGCAGTAACAGGCGTAGAAGCATCGGGCAGTGTTGGGACGGTTGTACAAAGCATCTCTGTTGCTCTGACAGGCGTTTTGTGCCACCCAGACATTGGTGATGTAAACGAAACCAACTTTCCGTTAATAGCCGGAGTCCACGCCAACGGTGAAGTCGGTACGCCCACAGCAGCGCCAACAATTGCCTTGTCTGGTGTGGCTGCTTCCGGCGCGGTTGGGACAATAACTAACGGTGGCGTAGAGGTTGCCCTGTCTGGTGTAGAGGCTTTCGGTTTTGCCGGAACGATGATCTACAACGAGTCGGACGCGACATTTGGCGACGAGGCTATAGGGTCAGTTGGTACGGTAGAACCCGTAATTTCAGTTGCTTTGACTGGGGTTGTGGCAGCAGGCGCGGTTGGCACGGTTGCTCGCGGTGAGACAGAAATAGGCTTGAGCGGCGTTGGCGCTGTTGGGGTAGTAGGTACGGCAGTCCCAGCCCCGCTTATTGCTTTGTCTGGAGTTCAGGCCACAGGCACAGTTGGAAATGTGATTGCTATCTACTGGAAGTTGGTAGATGACAGTCAGACCGCAAACTGGCAAAATGTCAACAATTCTCAAACTGCTGGCTGGACGTTGGTGAACAATGCAGAAACACCTGACTGGACGTTGGTTGAAACGGAATAAGGATACACATGGCTTTCGTACTTGCAGACCGAGTTAAAGAGACGACCACCACGACGGGTACGGTAACAGTGACTCTGCTTGGCGCATCGACTGGGTATCAGTCTTTTTCAGCCATTGGTGACGCTAACACCACCTACTACACGATTGCCGGGCAGACTGGCTCAGAGTGGGAAGTTGGGATTGGCACATACACCGCATCCGGTACAACGCTTGCAAGAACCGCAGTTATTTCATCCAGCAACGCAGGAGCGTTGGTTAACTTCAGCGCAGGTACGAAAGATGTGTTTGTCACCTACCCCGCAGAATTTACGGCGAATGCTATTGGTGGTGGTGTTGGCGCGGTGCTTCTGAATGCGGACACCGCAACTGCAAGTGGAACGATTGCCACAGGCCAGAATGGTTTCACTGTTGGCCCACTTACTATTGCAAGCGGCGTGACTATCACCCTTGCTTCTGGACAAAGGCACGTAATCATCTAATTATGAAAACACGTACATTGTTAGAACTAGAAAACATAAAAACCTCTTGGTATATTGCAGAAGATGGAATTGTTCGTTGGAATAGAAATGCAAAAAATGGCATTTGTGTCGGCGATCAAGTCGGACTTTCAAAGATGAAGTCAGGACATTTGTCTTGCTATTTGACAACCAACAAAAAAGCAAAATGCTATTCAGTTGGGCGCGTTGCGTGGTTTTTACACAATAATGAATGGCCTACAAATGAAATAGACCATATTGACAATAACCCAACAAACAATACTAAAGCCAATTTGCGCTTGGCAAATAGAGCAGAACAATGCACAAACAGAATTGCTGGCGTTTCAGGTAGAAAAAACAAAGGCGTTTATAAAAGAAAAACAAAAGACGGCTATACATGGAGATGCCAATTGCAGTTAAATGGAAAACAGACTTCTCTTGGAACATTTGGCGCAAAAGAAGACGCTATTGAGTTTATGGAGTTGGCAGTTCAGATGTTGCATAAAGACTTTGCAAACATAAAATCATATGAGAGGGCTGTGTAATGTCCACGATCAAGTCATCCACCACGTTAACCACTGCATATTCGGTAGAAGCAGACACCACAGGGGCGCTTGTCATTCAGACAGGTGCTGCGCCTACGACTGCGGTAACTGTAGCGGCAGATCAGAGTGTGACATTTGCACAAGCCGCTAACCTACCAAACACATTTGGCTTCAAGAACCGCATCATCAATGGTGCAATGGTGATTGACCAAAGGAATGCGGGGGCGAGTGTAAGTATTTCAGGCGGGGGGCAAGTTTTTGGAGTTGATCGGTGGGCTGGATACGCCTCTGGTGGAGGAGTGTTCTCCGCGCAGCAAAGCACCACTGCACCAGCAGGATTTAAGAATAGCTGGTTAGCCACGGTAACAACGGCTGATGCATCTGTGGCTGCTGGCGATTACTACATGCTGGAACAGAATATTGAGGGATTAAATGTTTCGGACTTGGATTTTGGACTCTCTAGTGCCAGCACCGTTACGCTTTCTTTTTGGGTTAGGTCTAGCCTCACTGGAACTTATAGCGGTGGACTCTTAAATTCCGGAGCCAATCGCGCCTACCCATTTACATACTCAATTTCATCTGCGAATACATGGGAGCAGAAGTCCGTAACTATTACTGGCGACACCTCGGGCACTTGGCTCACTACAAGCGGTATTGGGCTGCGTTTAAGACTTAGTTTAGGTAGTGGGTCAACTTGGCAGGCATCGGCTGGATCGTGGGCGGCGGGAAATTATTTTGCTGTTTCTGGAAGCGCCAACTGGATTGGGACGATCAGCAATAATTTCTACATCACAGGCGTGCAGCTTGAAAAAGGCTCAACAGCAACTAGCTTTGATTATTTAGATTATGGTCGTAGTCTCATACAGTGCCAACGTTATTTTCAAAAAGAAAGCTATGTTGTTTGGTCTGGTAATGCTACAAGCGGGTCTATATATTACACATTTTTTGAATTTCCAGTACAAATGAGAGCCGCACCAACAATGACATACAGCAATGTTGCCGCTTCTGGGTTTCCAGCTAGTGCTTCAACAACAAATCAAGTTACTGCAAGTCAAGTTTCTTGGCAACGAACTTCAAATGGAACTACAAATGGTGCGTATTATGCTGAAGCACCAACAATGAGTGCGGAGTTATAAAAATGTACAAATTACATAAATCTGGAATGGGTTTTGAGTTTGTTATTCGTCTTAGCGATAACGCTTGCATCCCATTTGACCCCGCCAACACCGACTACCAAGCCTACCTAAAGTGGGTGGCAGAGGGCAACCAACCATTGCCAGCAGAGGAACAACAATGACTCTAATTCTTTCAGGAACAAATGGACTGTCCGATGTTGATGGTTCTGCCG